AGATGAAATCCCAACCACCCCTCTCGGGGAAACTGCTAGACCGGCTTTATCCGTCTGTCATTAACTGAAGACGAGCCACCGACTTCGCCAGCCCGCGATTTCTCGCGGAGCTGACACGCCTGTGGACGGAACCCCGTATAAAGCAGAGGCAAGTGTTACTCGAGGAGGATAAGAGTAGACGCTATAGCGTTTCGGTTTAGGTACTAAACAGCGGATAAACCGCCGTTGTTCCCGCCACCGATGCGTCCATCTCTTGGGGTCTCTTTCTGTGAGACAAACGTCCCCGAGCTCTCTCGGGCCATAATAACGTAAATTGGAGGGTATCGCACGCCGTGCTCTGAAACAAGCAGACATACAATACGACCCCTTGTTATACAGGCCGTTTGCTATCGTGAACCAATCGCTGGGCTCCAGCGGCTCGGACTTCAGATACACTGGGGTGACCCAGTATCCCATGAAGTAGTCGCCGCCACAGCTTTCGCGAAAGGGTCCACTAAGAAACGTTTTCGACTCGTTTGGCGTGAAGCCAAACATCTTCAATGCGGCAAGTACCTCGCCAGCGTTTTCACGCGGGACGATAATGTCATCGCCGTATACCTTAACATTAGGATCGCCAATCTTACGATTTGAGGCGGCCAACGCTAAGGCATAGAAGAGAAGGGTTTCGAGTTCAAATGTGAACCCGTTACCCATCGACGAAAACTTCTCCAACCACACCCATTGCCCTTTGACACGTGTCTTAGGGCTTCGGAGGCAGTCTAGAAGCGAGAACCAGTCGCTGGCGTAAGCCAGGGCGATCTTAATCGCCATATAAGCAACTGTATCACTTGCTTGTCGAACATCAATTGTCACACTCTCGCCATCGATGGATCCCTTGCGGGCCATCTGTTGATGTAAGGCTTGACCGTGTTTCAGGTCCAAGCCCGCGACGTGCTTCAATCTGCGGCGTATCGTCCTTCCAGCACCTAGCTGGGTGAAGACGTTGCCGCTCGACTCCACACAGATCCCGCGTCTCGTGACGGCGTTTTTCTCAACCGTTACGAAGCGATTACCGGGAACTATGCGCAGAGCCGTGTTCGACGGCGACCCAAGAAGTAAGGAGCGCGACCACCAGGTACCATCGGTGGTGTGCCTCACAACCGCTTCCGCGGCTTGGGTGCAGTAAATTGCACTATTCAGCTTACCGGACGTCGTCCGATGCCAACCCCTGTGCTTGGAGCCAAACTCGAACACAGTACCAGGTCCAAACTTTCCGTCGAGAGACGTTGGGCAAGGACCGAGGATTTCCAGTACTATTTTTCGAAGTCGATGGAGAAATTCCAACGTTTCGTGAGCAATCCCGATAGGGTGCTCAAGTACAGAAAGCCGCATGTTCGTCAGTTTACACTGACGCTCGGCGGCATAGAAGGATTCCTCAGCCTCTCGTACCAGATCACGCCCCAAGTCGAAACCGGGGTATTTTCGGAGGTACGATACGGCCTGATAGTCACGATCGAAAGCTTTCGCTCCCGAAATCGTGTCTAGGTACTGATTTGGGTTGATCCGCTTTTCGCAGACTTGACCCCACTCCTTGTGTTTCAGCAAAAGATAAACGCTGAGTGACACGGGAGTGTCGATTGCCTGCATTAGCTTGCATGCAACTTCCAGGACCGACTGGTCGGGAAGGTTCTTGGTCTTGCCCTTCTTCATGAGAAAGCTTCCTCAAGAGAATGTGAAGTTAGAGCGCAG